GCAGTGATATTACAATAGATACTGTTACTGACCTTCTCTATTGAGTAGACATCAAATGTATCGATAGTCCAAATGCCAAATTGGGTATATGTTCCCGGAACTCTTGATACATTAGGTTCGTAACTGCCGCCGCTGGCCGACAGTATCAGCGTGGTCAGAACGTTCCATGAACTCCATGTGCTGTTATCCGTGGATGTACGGCTGGCAATCTGGTATCCCTTTACCGGGCTGGTACCGCCTGACGCTCCGCTCCAAATCAGCGTAATGGTCTCGTCGCTATATGCTGCGGGAGATGCAACGGCCGTCGTTGCTGGCTTCGGTGCTGTATTTCTTCGGACAGAGTTCGTTGATACTTTCCATCCGGAATAATAGCTTGCTCCTGCTGCGCCGCGTGTCCGTACTTGAAATCTCCGGTAATCGCCTCTTGTGGACGGCGGCGATGTAGCCACGCTACCGCTGGTGGCTGTGGTTGAAACCGTAGCCAGCGGCATCCATGCTCCCCATGTGAAGTTATCAGAGGAATCGCTATACTGAATCTCATAACTGGAAATCGTGTTATTGATGCCGCCGGATGCCCCGCTCCATGAAAGGGTAATCCCGCCTTCAGAGAGTGTGGGACTGACCGAACAAGAAGTCGGTGCTCCGCAGGCTGTGGTAAGAAGCGCCGAACTTAACACCGTGTAGCTTGAATTGTCAATTACACCGGAAGAAAGCGTTAGCCTCCCGTCCGACACCACCTGAAAGCGCACGCCCTGCTCAGTGTTCCCGGTAGTGGAAGTACAGGTGACCGAAACATATCTGAGCCTCGGTGTGGTCCCGTCCCAGTCGTCGCCATCCACCGCCTTAATACGTACCTGCGAGGAAGAACCATTTACGGTCATGGTACAAAGCAGGGCATAGCCGCTGTGGATGAAAGAGCCTGATGAACCTAATGCAGCGGATATGGTGAAGTTGTAGGTCATCTGGCTATTGTTCGGTCGGCTCTTAGAATAGGTAATGGTGTAATGAACGGTCGGGCCTGAGCCCGCCTGCAAAGATACGCCGTTAATATCCGCCACTGTCGTTCACCTCCTTATTCATAGACAGCCGTCACAAGAGAATTAACCAGCCCGCAAAGGCTCGTATTCAGCCGGGTATCAGTGATGTTATTTGCGACTATTGATGTGGCGGCCGTTGGTATAAGCACATCTGCAATTCCGAGTTCATAGATATCGCTTGTTCTTGTCAATGCCGGAGCCACAGGCGTTGCAGCGGGGGTTCCGTCAACAACGGCAATCTGAATGCTTCGGCTGATCTGACTTAAGCGAACCACAATCCGGTCAATGCGGGGATTGCTTCCATTTGCCGTTGTCAGTGGCATATTTAAGTTATCCGTATTCTCATAACGGTATCCGTTAATCCACGCGCTTCCTGCTGCCACATTCACAGCCACGCCGATCGCTGGCGACACCTGTAGGTTTGTCGCTGTCATATAAAATACTCCATTGGAGACAAGACTTCCGAAATATGCTGCAAAGTCAATTGCGTCATAGACTCTGTCTCCGTCCGAGGAGTTGAAAAATCCGCTTTTCTCCATATTCATTTCCTCCCGTTAAGCTCTCGCGTAAGAGCAAGATATCATATAAAAACCCACAGGTAGCGTGGAAGAAGCAGCGTTCGACACCACACCGCTCGCGTTAATCGTAATCGGCATATTGGTACCACTGCCACCCACTGCAGTCGCCACAGAGCGTACAGTCGAGTATGGGTAAAAGTTTGCATTTGTTATCGTTAGAATCGTACCGCCGGAGGCGACTCCCGAAGCACCAACGTTTACCTGCATTCCTATTGAAACGACGCCCTTATTCACAAATGACATATTCATGCCTACAGTGACGCCGCTTCCAAGCGAGTATGTGAGTGAGGTATTGGCTTCCTGTGCAACCTTCGCGGTAGTGATAGCACCATCTGCGATCCTCGTCCCTGATACCGGCGCGTTATAGACATTGTTAATACTGGCCGCAAAGGTGCTTCCACGAACTGCAGCGATTATGTCTGTTAGAGCACCAAGCGGGAAGCTTAGCCAGTTCGCCTGCCCGGACGGGTTGTTGAATACGAAAACAGAAATTACATAGAACGTCATAGTATTACGGGATATAAAGAAGCCCATGGCCCTTTGATAACCGTTACCTGTGTTGTCCCCGCTGTGCTTTATCAGAAAGACATGCCCGTCGTCACTTGGCTGGTCACTGAATTTGCTGCCACTCCACGAGGTGAAGTAAAACGAATCCCCTGGAACCATGTTATGCAGAGCGTATTGACCGATGGATATAGCACCTGCGCCTACGGTTATTTCAAGCGCAGGAAGTTTTCCAAACAGATTGTTAATGGTATCTGCTACGTTGTCTCCCTGTATTTCCGGGTCTACTTCCGTCAAGTCACCCAAGGTTTCCTCTACAGTACCCAGCGTTCCTTCCACGACACCCAAGGCTTCCGCCACTTCGGATATGCCGGTCGGTGCTGATAGCGCAGTTTTGACCTCGCTCATATCGGACCGGATTCTTTGCGCTATTGTTAGTTCAGCCTTCCCGAACACTACGCTGATGCTCTGACCGTCAGCATCATAGGTTTCTTCAACCTCAGTGATTCGTGTAGTCATGGATACGCCCCATGCTTTGGAGATGACTTTGACGGTCTGTCCAAGGTCGAAGTCTATCTTGTATGTCAGGTTGCCGTGAGGGTTGACCGATGTGTCGAATGAATATCGTATTGCCTGCTCATTTAGCTTGCTCTGACCTCTAAAAGTCAGAGTCTCGATGTAGTCTGTTCCGAAGTCTTCAGCCCGTAGGTCTTTGGCATCTACAAAGATTTCACGGCGGATCTCCCCGGTACCGCTTGTAATGGCAACGAATGTGCGGCTTTCACCTTCACCCTCGCCGCCGATGAGTGCAGTATTGGCGTAATCCGCCGCGCTTTCTGTGTATATCTGTTCAGTCAGATTCTCGTACTCCTTGGAGAACACCGCTTGTGAGTTGGTCCCGTTATACAGCTTCACTGTAAAGATGCCTGTAGCAGGAGTGAACACGGTCTTAATACCTATATCCGAAGCGACACATAGATCCGTCGCTGCATCCATCAGATTCCGATATGAAATCTGGGTACTAACGGGTATGCTCAAGTTCGGAGACGAGAAAGATATCCCGGTTATTTGCCGGGCTGTGTCGGTAGGGCTGATGAGATTATTATTTATAAGCTGCTCCATACAGGTTGAAAGGTCGCCGGACAACTTCTCTGGTCCCCACACAATACGACGGGAGAGAAAGGAAGTGGCAAAGCGACCGCTCGCCGTGATGATTTCCCGCTCGGTCTGAGACAATTCCAGATGCTCAATGATCCCAGCCTCTTCATCATCGTTCTTCCAAAGGATGTTGCCCTCTTTTAAGAGCGCATTGTTCTCCGGTGTTACGATGGCTTTTAGCTCAAATGAACCACACTGGGAGTAACGCCGCGTCCAGCGCAGGTACTCGAAAGACTCCACGATACCCGCAAGCTCACGATTTGGATTGTAGATATATAGTTCCATATTCACACCCCCAAAAACTGCGGCCGGTAGTAAATGCTGACTTCCAGCAGTTCCATATTGACCGAAGCGTCATAGCGCAAGGTGTTAATACCTGCGGCAAGCTGGAAAAATACCGATTCGGTGTCCAGCAAGGAGAAAGCATTTGTTACCACTGTTCCGTTGACGCTGACTACACGCTTACCAGCGAAATGGGTATATACCCGAAGCTCATCCCCGGCGCTCATTGTAGTGAGAAGCCGGATGTATTCGCCGGTGTCAATGTTTAAGAGTTCCGGATTCGTCACCGTTCCCAGTGCTTGGAACACGATCTCGCAGCCGCAGGAAACATCGCCGATGTTGTCTACCGTGATAATCTGGCTGGGCTGGCGCATTCCAAACTCCATGCCGCTTTCAGGTATTTCCAGTTCAAACTCGAACAGCGGTATCCAAGATGCCAGCTCCTCACGCACTTCATCCAGCGTCTCGAAGAAGGGAGAGGGGCAAAGGAGACTGACAAAAAAGTTCGGTATCCGTTGCCTGGTGGAAACGGTAAACCCCGCTTCCTCTACAACACAGGCAATTTGCCGCTCACGATATAGGAGCGTCCCGCGCAGCTTCGGGCTGAATATCTGGAGGAATCGTTGCCTGCGTGCATAGGCATCATCAGGTGTATCTGCTATGACCGTACCCTCAAGTATGATATTTCGCATATCCAGCGTGGAGGATATATAAAAAGCACCGTCTTGATCCGGTGCCTTGAAGGTGTTGACGGTCTGGCGTATGTTGCCTGTGCCGTCTATCTTAGTAAGAAAGTACGGGCGGCTTTGTTTGAGCGTAATACTCTCGCCGCCCGCATTTAAGTATGTCAGTTCCATAGCCAGACCTCCTTTAATATTCAAGTGCCAGCTTGCGGGACAGGTTCTTAAACTCCCGTGCCAGTTCTTTTTCAGACAGAGCCTTAGGTGTCACCACCGAGAGATTTTGCGTGATGCTCGTGCCGTTGGTGCTGCCTTGCCCGGATAAACCCCTGTAATTCAAATCGAAGTTGGTAGGTACCGAATTTTGCATATCCCTTGAAACTGCTGCCATTGCATCTTCAAAGCCCACACCGATGCCTTCGCCCATGTTTTTGCCAAGTCCGGCAAACAGAGTGGAGGGAGAACTGATGCCGAAGAAGTTTTTAATCTTCGATACCACATTTCCGAAGAAGCCGGAGATTTTATTCCACAGCCACGCGCCCGCGTCCGATATACCCTGCCACAGTCCCTTGATGAGGTTGCCACCGACCTGTGCCATCTGTCCGATGTATCCGGTAAATGCCTTGACCAGTCCTGAGATAATCTGCGGAACAGCCTTAACAACCTCCACGATTATCCTTGGCAGGTTTGCAATAAGTGCCACAAACAGCTGAACACCGGCCAGAATGATCTTATCGATATTACCTACAATAGCGTTTACCAGTGAGGTTATGATCTTCGGAATGGCGGCTACAACAGTAGTAATAATCTGAGGAAGTGCTTGAATTAGCGATATCAGAAGTCGGATGCCTGCGTCAATAATCAACGGAATCGACCCAATGACTGCATTTATTATACTGTCGATGATTTGCGGGATTGCTTCCACAACTGCCGTAATGATGGTAGGCAATGCTGTCACCAGTGAGGTCAGCAACTGAATACCCGCATCGATAATCTCTGGAATGGATTCAATTAGAAAATCCACCACTGCCTCTATGATGGCAGGCAAGGCAGAAACAAGCTGAGGTATTGCATCAACCAATCCCTGTGCTAACCCTATAATCAACTGCAAAGCCGCATCCAGTAGCATTGGTAGATTCTCAATCAAACCCTGGACAATCTTCGTTACCGCTGCAACCGCTGCGGGTATGAGTTGTGGTAAAGCTATGCCGATACCCTCCACAAGTGCTGTGACCAGTTCTATCGCCGCATTTATAAGCAATGGAAGATTATCAATCAAAGCCCCGACAATTGTCATTAGAGCACTAACCGCCGCCGGGATAAGTTCAGGTAAGAGGTTCAAAATCGTCTCCAATACCTGCGTGAATATACTTGTGACGGTTTCCAGAAGTATCGGTAGCAGGTCGGCAACCGCCTGCAGGATTGCCCCTGTTGCTGTCGGCAATGCCGCCACGATATTTTCAAGCACCGGTACAATGTTTTCCACCACTGCCTGGAAAGCATCCACAAGATTCTCCGTGAGATTTGTCATGTCGGCATTGGCATTGCCAAGTCCGGCTGTAAAAGAGCCAAGAGCAGCTTGTAACAATCCAATGGAACCGGTAATTGTCTGGGTTGATTCACGGGCGAAGTTCCCGGCGTACTGTTCAGTGTTCTCGAAAAACATCTGCATTGCAATTTCGGCTTTTTCCGCCTGTGTTGCGGTATTCCAAGTGAAATCCAGACCCTTGGCGAGAGCATAGGCTTGGATGTTTGTGGCGTTCATCGCAACACCGAGGTTATCCATCATGGTGAAATTGCCCTTTGCCGCACCTGTGACAGCATCCATGGCCATAGACATATCAATACCCATGACGGATGCCATGTCCGCCGCCCGCTGCATGGCTTTTTCGGTCAGCTCAAGACTTTTCTGTTGCTGTATACCAGAGCCTTGAAACAACGCACCCATTTTGTTGGCGGTCGAGAGATAATCACTTTGTGAAACACCGAGGTTCTTGTAGGCTTCCTCACCGGTTTTCTGAATCGATGCAGCGTATGCACCGAAAACAGCCTCCGAGCCGCCAAGGTTCTGCTCCAATTCTCCGAACTGTTGAACAACCTCTTTGCCCAGCTTGATTGCGGCAGCTCCGGCGGCAACGGCAACAGCGCCCATCGCCACACCAATGCCCTTGAGTACGCCGCCGAGTTTTTCAAACCTGCCACTGGCTTCGTCGGCACTTTTACCTGAATCGTCCAATTCATCGCCGAGATTATCTGCTTCGACCGTGGACTGCTCCAATTCACGCTCCATACCGTTGAGTTCAGCTTGTGCCTTGTTCAGCTGAATCTGCCAGTTCTGAGTTCGGCGGTCGTTTTCGCCAAAGGACTCGGAGGCGTTTTGCAGAGCAGCACGAAGGGTTTCAATTTTGTTTTTCTGTGCATCGATTTCCTTATTCAAAGTTGCGTTACGGGCGGTGACCGCCTGCACGGACTTATCGTTTTTATCAAACTGGCTGGTCACAAGGGTCATTTCAGAACCGAGAACCTTAAAAGACTGGTTGATGTCGGAAAGAGCTTTCTTAAATTCGCGCTCGCCCTCAATGCCTATTTTTAAGCCAAAATTGTCCGCCATGCCTCCACCTCCTCCTATATGCCCAGCGGGATAATATCGTCGATCGTCCGGGTTTTCTTAGGCTTTTCAATACCGTGCCATTGCTTATGGCAGGCCCATAAATCAAAAAACAGTCCGATGGGCATGAGCCAGAATTCCTCCGCATCCATGCCCATCTGAACTGTTCCATAGTAAAGAAGCCGGGTAAAGACTTCAGCGTCCGTTACCCGACTTCCACGTTTTTTGGAGTTTCTTCCTCGCTTTCCACGTCGCGCTTTGTACCCTTGAACATTGCTTCAGTGATTGCGTTTTTATATGCCGCCAAGTCAAGCGGGGAGGTAAGAAGTTCCACTTCCTCCTCGGTAAGCAAATCCTCAGGCGCGTTCTTATTCTTAAGGTTTCGAATTAAGATTGACTGGTTTGCCAGCAGCGTGATTAGCCAAACGATCTCATCCAGTGCCATCTCGAAGTTCTCGGATTTCATCAACTTTTCGCCGAGGTTTTCAAGCCCGCCATATCGACCGGCAATCGCTTTTGTCGCACGTGTGGTCAGAACCAGTTCATATTCTTTGCCGCCGATGTTGATTGCGGCGCTTCTCTCATTATCCATTTTGCATCCTCCTTATGGTTCCGGCGTGTATACCGGCTCGTAAACCTCAGTAAACCAACCGGTGATGGTGCCCGATGAAACACCTGCGTCACCTTCGGTAACCTCCGCTTTCCAAGGGTGCTTGCCCATGCCGTCCAGCTTGTTCCGGCGCATGACCGTTCCCTCGATGGTGGGAGTAGAGAAGGTGATGGAATCCGCCTTTGTCTGCAGATTCGTTGCGGGCAGGCCGAACTTCACGCGATAAAGCCAGAAATAGCGGTAGGTGCCGTTGGCCTTTTGAGCACGGAAGCCTACTGCAACAGGGGTACCCACATTCTCGCTTGCGGAGATCAGCACGCCGTTGTCATCGGTGGATGCACCGGTTAGGTCAGCTGCGACTGTCGGACCGATGTCGTCCATGCCGAGGGTGAGTGTACCGCTGTTGAAGTCTTTTACAACTTCTGCGGCACCGTCGTCCGCATATAGAATTGCTTCAACCAGTTCCACCGAAAGCTCGGCGGTAATAGCTTTGGCGAGCACCGAAGGTGTGGCGTAGGTTTCTTCGCCATTGGAATCCTCGGTTATCTTTGAATAGTACAGTCTGTCAAGGCCGATAGTTGCCATGTTTTATTCCTCCATTCCATAGTTTTTTGCCACATCAATGGCGTAATGGTGATATCCGGTATCGTCCTCGTGTCCGATGTACCGGCGTTCGGTCACAGTGAAATCTACATTCAGCAGAGCCGTGGTGATCTGCCTTTTCCGCTGCTGGTAATTACCTTTTGAGAACAGTGATATCCGCACTTCCTGCACATCAAAGCCGGGGCGGTTATCAGCATGAACTTCGAATATGTCCGTCAGAGGGATAAAGACCAGATATTCGTCAGGCGGCACACCGCTGAACACGCCGGTTTCGATAGGAATACCCAGCGGTTCCAGGACTGCGTTCAAATCCGAAAGTAGACTCATATCTTATTTACCTCCTCCTCCAGCTTTGATTTCATCGCTTCGATGCACGGCTTTCTACTGGTAGTTCTCGCTGGCTTTAAGAATGGTTTTGCCGGTTGCCCCGATTTTCCGTATTCGATGATATTGGCTATCTTTGCATTGCTGCTCCCGTCACGACGCGGTTCGGAAAACCCGACTTTAACGTTGTGGTTGCCATCCCTGTCCTGCAGAGCGGGTGAAAGCCCCAATGCCGCCACAAGCTGGCCGGTGGAACGCGAAGGATACTTTGTGTCACGACCAATCGCTGAATTCAGATTGGATTTTACTTTATCAAGCACAACCTCGCCGCCAGCTTTAAGCACACGAGGGACGATTTCATCCGTTTTATCATTCAGCCGTGAAACCTTCAGGAGGAAGTCCTCCGGCATTTTCATAGTTACTTTAGCCACTGGGCTTCACCTCCTTAGCCAGCACTTCGATGTACATTCCACGACCTTTGACATCCTCTACCGAGGTAATTTCAAATCGTCCGTCTTCACAAGCAATAAGCATTGTGGTTGTAACAGTGACACCGGGAATAGAGCGGAAACGGAAAAGGTCGGTGGCTTCCGAGAATGCGGCTCTGTTCGCCCATATTTCGGTGCCGTGCCGACCTTCCCGATACGCTCTGACTGATGCGATAACCTCATCGCTTTCTACGGAAAAGCCCTCGGAATCCTTAACGGTCACTTTTCGTATGAGGTCAATAAATGTGTTCATTTTTCCAAAACTCATGTCACACCTTCCAATCCCGATCGAGGCGGAGCAGCAGATTTATCGTATTCCAAACCTCCTGACCTGCCTGCACGCTATCGGCAAAGAAACCAGCCGTCGAGCCATCTCTGCTTTCATAGAAATGACTCGACAGCATGATTATTGCTTGTTCCGTGGTGGGTAGCATATTGTTTTCCGTGTAATAGCCTTCGGAGACATGCTGGTAACTCTCCGCGTAGGAGACGGCGGCTTTGATGTAATGCAGCAGAAGGCCATCATCCGCATCATGCGCCAAGATCAGGTTCGCTTTTACTTTAGGGAGAAGATTATCTGTTGTCATACCGACCGCCTCCTTAGCCGATTATTCGTCTGCCGCCATCAAACCCGCCGCTTTTAGCTTGGCAAGTAGGGCATTAAAATCCGTGACAAGCGTGGCTGTGTCCTCAGCTATACTGTCAGCTTGATTCGCAGCCGGGGTAATAGCTTCTGGATATGTGGGGACATACAGCGTGCCATCCTCACCAATGGCAACAGAGACAGTGTCGGTTTCGGCTTTCGCGGCAGCCTTTACGCCGCCAAGGGTGGTGTCGGTAGCGGGTAAAAGTGGGTCGGCGGAGAGCCCCGTTACCGAGGCTCCCGGTAGGATTTCCAGCGTGCCGCCGATGACGGTTTTCTCGCCGCCCTGTTCGGTGTAGTTCTTTGTGTTGTAGCTCATAATGCACCTCCGTTAAGCCTTCTGCTGGAGAACCTTGATAGCCT